CTGGATCGAGATCCCCAAATTTATTTAAGAAGTCGCTCATGCTTCCGACCGTTACCGGTACGAAAGCGGGACCTTTATCAGCTGTACCAATAACACCTGCGGGAACACCAAGGACTTGGGTTTCTCTTGCTGTCGCATCGATTTCTCTTTCAAAGAAACCTGGTGATCTAAATGTTTGTTCTGCCATGAGTTAGCTCTCCTGGATCTGCTTTTATCAAAAATAACTATTCTGTTGAAGTCCTAAATGTCTCATCAATCTTCAACCAAAAGGCCGAAATCTATTTCGAAGCCGCCCGATGGCAGCTGACTGTCTCTAAAGACCGTTTCTCCCTTGCGCGGATTTGCCATTTTCACAGTAATTTCTCGATAAGAGATTTCACCCGTAAATGGGTCCACGATTGTAATTATGGTCGTAGGAGCTGAAGATTTTTTTGTCGTACCAACATTATTAAAATCGGTTCCGCCAAGAATGACTTTTGTAGCGCCAGGGAAGCCAGCGGCCAATTGTTCGGCCTGGCCTCGAGCAACCTTCTCAGCAAAACTTTCTGCTTGCGCCATTACTCCGTCAGCTGAGCTCGCGCCGATGGAGCCGGGCGGCATGGGATCACCCTCGCTAGCCAAATTATCAAGAACATACGCGCCTGCTTGACCAGAAGGTACTGCTCCGGGAGGAGCTGACGCAGGTACGCCCCCAATTGTTCCAGCTGCATCAAAAGAAAAATTAGGAGCAGAAACAAATCTTCTCAACGGTTGAGGTAGACCGGGGGTTTGAGGCGCGACCATATACGCTGCTACAGACATTGTGAATGAATACTTCACCAATCTTTCAGCATCGGTGAAGTCATCAAAATTATTCTGGGGATTTAGAGCTGCATCGACAAAAGCTGAAAATCTATAACCGGATGGTGTTTTTATAGAATAAGTGCGCATTCGACTCTCAACGTAGCTTCCCATCATAATCGTAAGCAAGGCATTCATTTCTTGAGTATACTGCGTCCAAAATGTAATTTCATAATTCGCCGTGTACTGCTTAATAGGCGGCATCTCAATGTACTCAATAATGTTTTTTGCCACAGAGGGCGTAAGGATGATTCCTTCACGGACTTTCATGGGAATGTTTGCAGGCGATTTTCTAGAAGAAATTTTGCCTGGATCTGTTCCCGAGCCCACACCCAGGTCTGTTTGATTACCCGGTTTAATGACCATATTATCGTCATTCTTGAAACCGTACTTATTTTGAAGCCGCTGGAATATTAGGTCATCTTTCGAAATCCGAGATTTTACCAAAATGGGAGAGCCCTGAAATTGTGTGGCACCTTTCGCGCCGAGTTGGTCTATTCCGCTTCTTACAATCGAAATTAAGGGAAGAATTAAAGCGTTTGACTTATCTCGTAATGGACGATTTCTAGCCAACAATGCAAATCGTTCACCTGTCGCGAAAATAACAGGTGGTTTTTTTAATTCATCTTTCCGCTTAACAAATAAGGGAATTTCTTCATTAAAAAGGTTGAAAACAGCTCGATCGACATCTTCGATAGTACATGATGGAATTGTTAAGTCATCTACAGCATCAGGATTATCATACCCTGAACTTACACTATTGACTTTCTTTTCTTTTGAATATCTAGTCGTCATTTATCAACTCTCATCATAGAATGCAGAACTTATTTGTTCTGGTGAACCCTTGGGAGATACTTCTGCTGGAGCCGGGGCTGGAGGTAACTCCAGTTTTCCCTGCTCTATCAAAGCTCTTACATCACCTGTTTCACCAAGTATATTTTTTGCAAATCCGCGTTGTTGGACGAATACTTTCTGTGTAGCATCAGGATCTGAGTAACCCTCGTCTGTCGGGCCGTGGGGTTCTTTATCAATCTGACCAAGACGAGCCTGCTTACCCATCAACTTTACACCAGTTACGTATTCAACCTCTCCATAAATATTGTTCTGCCACTCTAAAGACGTTATTTCAAAAAATGTGTCGCCATAACTGAAATAATCTCCCTCTCTGACCCCAATGTCTTTATCGATCATGTCTCGATAATGCAAATAAACCTCTATAGAAGAATATTGTTCTTGTCCAAAACGATTTGTCCTGGTCTCATTTGGTTGCCAGACAACTTGAGAATCTATGTCAATAGGGTGGTCGAATATCTTATCAGGGGCCTCTTCATAAACATCATGAATTTGTGTCTTATCATACCGTATTGGATAATAAAAAATCTTCTGACCAACTACATCTTTGATGATCTCTTTGGTGACATCAGAAATAAGGTCAATTTCCCGAGGAGTTATGAATAATCTAGCCATTGCTCATCCTCATGATATAATGATCGATTTTCCGAGGGGCATGGGAATTAGCTTAAGCGCTCTCATAATATTTTCTGCGTCAGTCGCGCCACTTTCCAGCATCGCACTGTATGTTAAGCTGTCCAACAGCTCAACAAGCTGGTCTCTTAAGCGTCCTTGATCTTCCCTTCCTTGAGAAATAAGGTCTGGGCCATTAAGAGTGAGATCACCAGATGGGATTGGTACAGTCTGAAATTTTGATCTTACCTGCCCCAAAAGCTCTTTACACAAAGCAAGACAATATTGGCGGACCCACTGCCGTGCAACAGAATTAGCCTTATTAAATGCCAGTCTGCCAAATGGCACATTAGAAAGATTCGAGACACCATAAATCGATTCATCAGGAATTGACGGATCTAGAGGGTCGGGAGGGAAAGAAACTCGTACCCAAAGCTTTGGTAAGCTACCAGACGTTTGAGTCGGCATAGGATAAATACGCAACTTACTCCCAATTATTCTGTATGAATAATTGGACCGTCTTACTCTATTTGAAATGTCCATTTGACCGGCTCGTAAGACATCTTCAAAAACGGGTAGCACATAAAATACTGTTTCTGGAGTAAACGATTCAAACGAAAACTCGTTATTCAAATAATTGATGGCAGATGTGGTATCAAAAAACCTATATGCAGCTTGTGGGGAGAAGTGAAAAACCTCTCTGATTCTTGCTGGCTTTTGAGAAGCACTTGCTATCAAAAGATTACCACTAGAATCCTTCAATTCTGAGTATATATCATAATCTTGCACTTTATATCGAAGCTGGATTGAGCCAGAAACCTGATTATACACTCCACCCAGGCCTGCTTCCATAGAATAAGGCTCAGCCATCCGCAAAAGATATTCGAGGTTTTGTCTTGGAAATAGTCCTGTGGGATTGCTAGCTGTTGACGATCCAAGCAAATTGTTTAATTGAGATTTTGCATCAGCTTCATTAATGATTCTACCATACTCACAAAAGGATTCCTCAAAACAAGCCCACATCTGTTTCTTTGTTAATTCAACAGACAGTATGTCATCGCCCAATTTCCTTTTGACGAATGAAATCATGGAATTGGCTTCGGTCTGAAAATCAGCGTCAGAATCGAAGAAGCCAAACGGGGTTGGGTTTTTTGTAAATGCAAATGTAGACATAACACGCTCTTAGTCTAACTATTAGACTGAACGCGAAATATCTTAATTAGTCGGCGACTCTAAAATCATATTTTGATAAAAAACCGGGGCACTTTCTACATAAAAACATGGCCACACGGTCTAAATAAAAAATAAAATTTTTGGAATTAATATCCCAGCTTTGACAGGCACTCGTCTAGGGCTGCTACCTTATTAGTGCGACCCCCTCGTAAGAATGTCTTTCTTAGAGAATGACAAAGCATCTCTAATTTTTGATCCACCGTAAGCGGCTCTGGCTCTGGCTCAGGTTCAGGCGTGAGATCGCTAACTTGTGCCTTCAGGTCTGCGATCTCTGCTTGGGCTGCTGCGAGATCTGCTGCGAGGGCACCAGAATTATCTTCTACTGCAGCTTCGACAGCTGGAGCTGTGGTCGTCTTTGCAGGCTTTGCCTTAGGTGTCTTCTTAGCAGTGGTTGATGTTCCGGTTTCGGGCATTTGTTTCTCCAAACTTGAATTCAAAAATAAAGCAATGAAAATAGAAGTAAAATTTGGAAAATAAAAAAAGGGGCGCCATGGCGCCCCTTTGAAAACTAGCTACACCGCAAAGGTGACTGTTACAACCCAAATATATTAGGAAGCTACAGTTACCAGAGTTCCGGATCCGATATTGATTCCAGAAACCTGCCACATTGTCGCGGATACAGCAACCACATGGATTCGGGAGCCAACAATGCCACCCTGTGTCGTTCCATTCATGGTAAGCGTATCTATTGTTGCAGCCCACGAATCGATCACAGACGTTGTAGTAGACAGGTTAGTGCTATTAAACGCCGCAGTCGTGGTTACCAAAGCTCCTGCCAAGCCATCCGCGGTTTGCGTCGTAATAACTGCATCACCGGTTTGAGTGGCACCCACGACGAATGTATACTCCAGACCGGCTTGGGCTTGGGGCAACGTAACTGTGCATGCTGTTCCATCAAACGTAAATATTGTCCCACTTTGAGCTACTGTTGGTGTAGCTGTGGTGCCGGACAGATCGACAACCTGACGCTTTCCTGCATAACCACTGTTTATTTGTAATAGTCCGGTACCCGTGGTTTGCTCGATACCTTTCGCTGCTGAAATTGTTACCTTAGGCATAATCTTCCTCCTTTATGCTCCCAATGCTTCCGATCCCCCGTGGGTGTCAGGTGATTATTTGAACCGGGCCTACCTTTATATATTGCGGGAGGGGTGCAAATTATCCGCTATCCGTGATAAAATAAAAAAGGGGTGCCCGATTGGGCACCCCTTAGATTTTAGAACCTCAGTTACCTTAGATAACGTCCATGCTCATGCAGTTAACGACACCGTAGAAATCGGAACGTACCATCTTCTTACCGTACCGAGTCATCACGCCCTTGCGAGGTGTGAAGTCTTCGGGAGCGAAGATAGTAGGAGTGACGATCAGCGGTACGTAGGGAGCGTATACGTATCCAGTCTCAAGGTAGCTACCGCCCTTGTACCCAACAAGGATCTTGTTGCGTGGGAAGTAGGGGTCCTTATAGACTGTGAAACGGTTACTCAGCGTACCGACCTTTTCACATCCGAGTCCCATTGGTGCACCAACCTGTCCGTCTCCATCAATGCTGTAAGAAGGACGATAGAGGACAGAAGCCTCAAGGATGGTGGCCACATCGGGGGATACCACGATGAAGTTGGCGGAACCGCGAAGAGTTAAGCGATGAATCTCATTAGCACAATCGATGATTGTCTCAACGAGGGTTTCATACCACTCACGAACCGTACCGGTGAAAGCCGGTCCGGGATTAAGCGAGCTAGCCTTAGACTGGACAGCACCACTCTTCTTGTTAACAAACTGACCTGGCATTCTAGACCAGTAACGAACAGTCTTCGCCTGCATGAGCAGGTCATTCAGGATCTCACGATCAATCTCAAGAGCAATCTGCTCAGACAGAATCTGAGTAAGCTCAACCTCAGCATCCAAGCTGTGATAGGCATTCAAATCCTGAGCGAGTTCCGGTGACCAACGAGCACGCAACTTGCGAGTGCTTGCGACAACCGAGATAGCCTCGATCTTGATATCAATCTCAGGAATCTGGGGGGCTGGTGCGTCGATTGCAAAGTTCGACTCGAAGACGGGCACTACGAGAGTGTCAGCTTCGTTAACAGTCGATGCAAGCGATGCGGCCTTAGGACCACTGATCAAGAAGTTAGCAACGATAGAGGACGAGAAAGCCGTACCAATACCGGAACCGGAAAGAACCATAAGAAGCGCTGCGCCAGATGTTGACTTAGTAGCCATCGGAGCAGGTGTCAGTGAACCAGCCGCAGAAGCGGAGGTAACTAGCATGTTCAGACGTCGAAGGTTAACAACACCCTGACCACCCTGGAATGTTTCGCCAAGATCGGCGACATCACCAGCGGCAGAGCCGGGGTTTGAACTCGTCAGGAAGAGCGCGATGTCCTTCAGCTGAGTAAGATCAATATTTGTCAACGCAGGGTTACCAAGGTCAACTGCGAGGAAGAACCACTTACCGTTCTCATCATCGATTAACTGAGTGACCTGGGGGTCAAACTGAAGGAATCGACCATCAGCACCGGAGCTCTTCATCTTACGGTTTGCAGTCAGCGAACGGGCTGCTACACGACTCTGAGTTGCATTGCTTCCAAGTGTGAACCAGGAAGTCGCTGCTAACTTAGCGCCTGTTGTTTCAGAACCGCCAGCGAGCTGGGAACCTGTGTGAACTCTAGAATAACCTGAACCGACAAGATCATACTGACCACCAGTTCCAAGAGAACCGGAGCGTATGCCCTTACCTGCGGGGTTATTATAGATGGACTGACCAGCATCATATGTATTCTGACTGGCTGTACCAATACCATCTTCATCACCACCAACGTTAGTACCGTAGGTGTAGTCAAGATAGAAGAGCAGACCAGAAGGTAAGCTCATTGGTTGGATTGAAACCAACTCGTTTGCCACAAGGCCGCCGAATACTCGACGAACGATGGGGAAAGCAACGTTGGTAAAACCCCGGATATCACCGGAGCTTGCGGAGGGAGAGAGACCGCCACCACCAAGGGTGTTTTGCTCTCTTAGAACCTGTCCTGCCTGATTCTCAAGTAACTGCGCCATGTTTTCACGATGGACGCCTTCGAGACCTCGGAGGAGACCAGTTCTACTCCACTTTTCTGTCAATCGAGCGTTGTTTTCGCCCAAGTGACGCTGCCGAATACCTTCGGTCAGCTGTTCAAGTGTGAACTTTTTAGACATTTTTAATTTCTCCTTAGAAATATTTCTTTGTTAATTGGCGTCTACTTTTTGATACCAGCAAGAGCTGCCCAACGATCTGTCTGTGCCGACTCAGTTATTTTGCTGCCGGAGCTGCGAGTAGGCTTGCTGGACGATCCCAGAACTCTTCTTGCTTTGCCTTCCGTAAGGGAAGACTTCTTCAACGAACGAGACAATGACTCGTAAACGAGCTTCGCCTCACGAATTGTCTTGGCATTATCAAGGGCCTCGACTATGGCACGCTGTTGCTTAGAACTTACATTACGATTTTGCATCAGTTTGTTCACATAAAGCAGTTTTGCGTTAAAAAGATTCATTTCAGAAAGCTGGCGCTTAAGCTGTGCATTCTCTGCAACAGTACCGCGGCCGGCCTTTCTAGTTGTAGACCGAGCTGTACGAGACCGGGTGCCACGACGTCTGGTTTCAGACATTCTAGCACGGCGTCTTGCACGTCGTCTACGAGATTCTACTGTAGGTGTGGGGACCGAAGGATCGCCAAGCTCATCAGCGAGCGCATTAAGAAGGTCGTCTTCATCTACATCGATAAAGGACTCATCTTCAATGTCACCGCCACCAAACTGGTCGGCTTCGTCAGAAGCGAGAGCGCTGCCCTCTGTGGCTTCACGTACTCTGCGGAGCTTGCTGAGTTCGCGGCGAAGCATACGAGGATCGATTTCGAATACCTCATGCATCTCTTCAAGGTCGAGTGCAACTTCTTCTTCAGCTGCTTCTTCCTCTTCGCCTTCGCCGGCTTCAACTTCCTCTTCGCCTTCGGCTTCTTCTTCCTCTGCGCCCACGTCGCTTACAAGCTCTAAATCAAGAGCATCGACATCGGCTTCCTCGGCGTCTTCTACGCCAAGAGCTTCAAGGTCCTCATCACTGAGAACCAGTTCCATTTCGTCTAGTTCACCGTAGCCAGCTTCAAAAAGTCGGTTGAAAATGGCTCGGCTGCGTCGGTTAGTCATTTGGTTCATCTCCTTTAATGTTTCGAATATTGCTAAACGAAGACCTTTTTCCTTGCTACCAGAACTAACTATTGCCTCTGATCGTAAAGTTATTGCTTCGTCTAAAAGTTTTTGGTATGACCTCTTAATAACAGCGCGTTGTTTTGGAGATAAATCTTTATATTTTACCTCGGATAACAACACATCCATTCTCCTCACCTTCCGTCGAAGCTTACTGTTTCGCTCTGTTAGCCCATTAACTCTGGATGGATTGGATTTATTAGTAGTAGCACCGTTGCTACCTACTCTCTGATTCCTCAGAGAAGATTTTTGCTCGGCGACCGTTAAGTTAACGTCACCTTGCGAATTAATAACGACAGATGCAGAACCTACGCCATCTACTGGCTCAGCCACTAACTCATCAGGAGCGGCCTCTACATCGAGCTCGTCTGGTAATTCCTCTACAGCAATTACTTCGATCTCATCGTCTTGTTCAGAAAGAAGCTGGGCTTCTACCATCGCTTGGATACGCGGGGTCAAAGCTTCAATAATTTTATTCTTCGCGTTCTGCTCTGCTAATTTTTTTAATTGCTGAGCTTCCGCAATCGCTTCTAAGTAAAGATTTGTTGACATATTATGTTAATCCTCTTAGCACACACAACTTAAATATGCACTAAACGCCAAAGAATTCTTGTGAGTTTCTTTATTCAGCCTCATTTTCCTGATCGAGAATGTATCTTATCACTTTTCTTAGCTTTATTAAATTAGGGTCTTCGCCAGACTCATACTCAGAATATGTTATATTCGCAGCATCTAATGCCGGCTCTTCGGGCGCAAGGGACCATCCCCTTTTTGTTCCCGTCCTGGGATATTGGCCTGGGTCAATGGCCATGGGAGAATTAACTCCCCCTCCCACTTGAATTCTTTTTTTATACATCGCTGGAAATGGGGCCAAACCTTTTCCTGCTTGCTCTCCCAGCGAAGGACCGACCGGCTTGTTTCCTCCCGCTTTGTACATGCTGTCTCTAGAACGCTTAATCAAAGAATCCGAACTCTTATAGGGAGTAGCAATTTTATTAATGAACTTTTGCAAATCTTCATCACTCATTACTTCTTCATCTTCAATAACTTCTTCATTCTTAACATTCGCGTAAGGAAAAGCCTCGCCTTTTGAGCGAGGCTTATGAAAATGATTGCTGTTTCTACCGTAACCTAAATCATCTCTGGTATCTTTATACGCTCCTGCTCCCCGACGAAGTCCAAAGCTAAGAGGATCGTCGGGAAAATCGCGCATTAAGTGCCGCTACCCCACGCAGCACCAAAGACGTAATCTCCTAATGTACCAGCAGACTGTGCGGCAGAAGAATCATTCGGGCTGAGCTGGGAACCGACACCTTCACCCCATTGCTCATTGGGTGATTCACCGAAACCAGATGGAGGATCAGCTTGATCTGTTGGGTTCATACTACCCGGACCGGGTGAGACAGGATTCGGAACATATGGACTAGCAGGTAAACCGCCACCACCAGTTTCAACGTCAGCCATATTTGGAGCGTCGGAGTAATCACGACTAAATTCACCAAATGTGTGACCGCCATCATTTACGACGCCATCAAGAACCAACTCTTGAAATTGTGCTTTTCTTTCGTCGTCTGTCAACTCTTCTGTATAGATGGGTGATGCAGGAAAAGTTGCAACAATTGTTTCAGTGGAAGCCGTCCCCATGGCTTTTGTTGTTGAATTTGCTTCAACGATTGTCTGTGTGTGCGTTGGCATTGATTTGAGCCTCCCTTATTAAAATTAAAGCTTCTTGTGTAGTCGAGTCTTAAGACGCCTTTTGGCTTCTTTAACTTTCTTCATTTTTCTAGTCAAAACGCTTTCTTGAATCTTTAGCGCTTTAATCCAGTCTATATCTTTTTCAATCGAGTCGGCAAGATCATCGGCAGGTACTTCTTCAGCTTTAACCTTATCAACAGCTTCTTCCTCTTGCTCGAGTGTTTCAGTGATTTTTCTTTTTTCTTCTAAAACCAGCTTTCGTAAAAGGGCCGGTGTAAGTTTGATATGCTTCGCCATGTTTAATCCTCCAAAGCTTATTATTATGTATGTCGTTGCGAGTATTTTTGTCTAACTTTTCGCTTTCTCGCTAAAGGCTAATGTTGCCCAATTCTGCGCCGCCTCCCCAAACAACTGGGTAGGATCGCTATCAGACACGGCTTGTGAAATAGCGTCATTTCCGACTGGCCGACCTCTCTCAGCAGCAGCCTGCTCTTTTAGAGTTGTAGCAGCTGTATCTTGAAATATCGCAGCCATCACCGGGTCTGACGTTATAGATGAAACGTCAAGCGGGGTGGAAGACCGGGTGGTATTCTTTCGTTTATCACTACCATATGCTATATTGTCTAGCGCTGGACGCAGACTACGGTTTGTGTTCTTTTTTGGTCTTCTTTTTGGCGGAACCTTATTTTCCATTAAGTTCATCCCGGCATCACCGGTCGATTCTAGCAAAATTTCGAATAAGCACTCTTTGACTAATTCTTTTAATAACTCTTTAGAAACTTTAGCCATTAGCCTACTCCGTCGAAGCCCGCTGAACCTGTAAGGTCAAGTTGATTACGCTGAATGTTTGTTAGTCCAGCAATAAGAGTGAAACCAGTACTTCCATTCTCTGCCATAAGAAAGAGATCTGTACAAGCCAACTCAAACCTATGAGTGTTTGTCCCAACTTTATCAGTCGCTGAAGATGCAGGAATGACAAAATAATTCTTCATGCCGTGTGAAGTTACTTCTTCCGCGCCCCGGTACTGAGACTTTTGCCAAGCGCCCGGCGCTGGAGAAACATCTACATACACCGGCTGCTGGGGCTTACTAGTGTTATTACCAGCTTGGAAAAAATCACCAGTTTGAATAGACCCTGTTATCACGCCCATTCCCTTCACACCGTTTGCAGTGAATCCGATCCGAAGATGAGCGTTGGTATCAGATGATGCGCTTGTTACAATTTGAAACCACCGTGTCACACGAGGGAACCTAATTTGCGTCACCGCTGTGGCAACCACCTCTGCGCCATGTGAAGATGTTACAAAGGGAATACCGCTTCGCTGATATTCACCCACAGCGTTAAAGCCTGGGCCTGGATATTTACTGCTCATCTGAATCCTCCCAATCTAAGATCTCATTAAACAATCTATGGATTCTATCTGATTTATTAAAAAAGTTATTCAACTCGTCTTCTCTCACAACACGACCTTCACGCATCATAAATGCACCAGGGGTGGAGGGTTCGGATACAAAATCCCAACAAATAAGTTGGAAGTCATCTTGGACTGCGTCATAATCGCCGCTACGCTTTGTGGAACCAACTCCTCTTGATGAAATACCAAGCGTTACACCGGATTCAACTAAGCTCTGAAGTATTTTACCAGATGGAGTGTCCAAAAGCTCAACGGTACCGTAACAAACGTCACCGTCCATGTAGGCTTCACGAACTATATGAGAAGCGTTCTTAAGCTCGACCACTGAACTATCAGGATGGTCGCACTCTCCCAGAGCTCTATTTTCAGCAATAAATTTTTGGTAATTTCTAACTTCTCGATCCAAAATAGCTCGAGGATAAACACGACCGTTCTGGTTTAGGGTGTCTGCCTTCTGCAACACACCCTTCATTACAATGCGTCCATCATTCTCAATCTTAGATTGTTCAACAAGCTCTTTCGTGTATTCGAAAGGTGTCCATTCTGTCAAAAGCTTTAATTCAGACATGTTATTTACTTTCCCCTATTTCTTGCGCAAGTTTCATCACTGTTAAGTATTGCGAAACTAAAGAGTCATCAGGACTATCAAGACGTAGCGAGTGAATTTTATTGGATACTTCAGTAATATTCTTACTGAGGACTGGATTTTCACATGCTGTTGAAAACACAGAGAGCTTACGAAGCGTTGTGGTTTTTACATCTTCTAATTTTTCGATAAGTCTATCAGGCGACTTCTCTGCCAACATCACATAATCTCGTAAAAGATCAGATTGTTCTGTCGTCAAAACTCTGCCATATTTTTCTTCCACTTTCTCTCTCATGATCTTTAGAACTAATCTATCAACTGAGGGAGTCTTTAGCGTTTGCAATTGCGGCGAGCTTTTTTCGCTCATCAAATGTTCATGAAGCTTCTTTTCAAATTTTATTAAAAGAGCAGGATCTCTATTCTCCTGTCTCCAATATTCTAAAAGTGACTGGACAGTAGCGTACATTTTATAGTCAGCAACTCTTCTAGAATAAAAATCTTCTTTTAGGGTGTAGTTAATGTCTTTGATCAAGCTTGACTTTTCTTGTGTCAATTTTTTCTCGTCAAATTTCTTACTAGCATCTTTTGCTTCAGAAATTACACTGGCAGCTAAAGCGGGAGACGGAACCTCAGTCACCATTAGCGCCCTGAACAATCGGAACTCTCTATATACTTCAGAGCCAGGAGCGTAATGACGCTTGATTATCCCCAAAGCCGTTGTTGCTTTTTCGTTATCGCCCTCAACAAGAGCAGCAGAAACGTATTCAGATAATTGAGCAAAAACTACACCAACGTTTCTTTTTTTATTGTGTTTAACTTTCATCTATTTCTCCGGCATCGTATTCATCGAGTTCGATTTGTTCTCCCTCATTTTCTAATGCTTCTGATAGAAGCACTCCGCCTTCAGGATTTAATATAGAGGCTAAGGATGCAAATGCCCCCCTTAGCTCTGGAGTCACGGCTGGTCGGACATGACTAGCCCCTCTATTATAGGTATCTTCTTCAAAGGATTCTGTCCCCTCAAAAGCACGCCGTAAATGATCGGTACCGAATGGCTTTCGCATAGAGTCTTGTGACCTAGAATGTGTGACCATTGATTTAAAGTCTGGCATGTGCGTTGTTAGGGGTCCTCTAGAGCTAGATTTATTCTTATATTTCTTAACTGCTGCCTGCGCTTTTAAGGGGGCGTCGGGATCGTCAATTGAAAGAGCGGCAAGGTCTACTTCATCTTCGTCTTCTTCATCAGACATTCTATCATAACTGGGGTCTGAAACTTTTACCTTATCTCCTGGTACCGCAACTAAAAGCTTTTCACCAGACGGGACGTCAGCCGAGAATAATCCGCCGCCGCCCTCGTCGCCACCACCACCTTCTTCACCGCCGCCTTCTTCTGCGCCGGCTCCCTCGACTTCAGCATCCTCGATTTTGTCCTTCATCTTGCCTTCATGAATTTCTTCAATCATCTTGTCAGTCAAGCCGAGTACATTCTTCTGTACCCATCGTCTATCTAGCATACCTTCTGGAACCTTCCCAGCGATATCGAATCGTTGTGATATCAATTCCAGCTTTTGCATCTGTGCAACAGAAGAAGGGTTCGAAAGCTTCAAGTCAAAATCAATAAGATCTTCACCGTCATAACCATGCACGAACAAGTGAATCATCGCAATCTTGTTAAGCTCTGCGATTACTGTCTTTTGGATACGCTGAATTGTTCTGCTAAAGCGAATATCCTCTTGAGCCAAGGTGGCTTTTGCACCGATATCTTCGTCATATCCCAAATAAGCTCGGGGAATCTTTAGCGCAGCAAAAAGCTTCTTCTGGATATACTCAACATCTTCAATCGCAGCAGTGTTCTGTCCTCCAGCCAGGGTGTCGATCTTGGTACCGCTATCCCCACCGCGGACTGGGATGAAATAATCTTCGTCAACTGATAGCGGGTTGTAGCGTAAGTCCACTTTGCCAGAGTCTCTATCAACAACTTGAGATCGCTTAAGTGTTGATGTTGCTTGCTCAAGATAATTCGTGACATCTTCAGGTGGAACATTACCAACGTCAATATAGAAAACGCGCCGTTCGGGGGCTCTAATAACACGATACACGAGCATCGCATCTTCAATTAATATTAATTGGCGCCATATTCTTCTAGCAGATTCAAGAACCGAAGAACCGTACGGCAGAAATGCATCATTACCTAAAAGCCGAAAATGCGCTACCTGCCAATTTTCTAAAACTGAATTTCCTTGAGTGAGCCACCTAAATCGAACTGCACCGGGATTCTCAGGATCAAAGCCCTCTTCTCTCTCCATTTCAGAAATAGGAATTGGGTATGCATTCACGACGCCAAATTGCGGATCGATGTCATTGAACAAAAAGAAGTCCCCATATTTGCAAAGATTCCTCACCCACATTACCAAGTTAAATTCAAGATTTAACGTATCGTAGAAAAGGGTTTCTAACAACTCTTTTTTTATCTCATCTTCGCAGAAAATATGGAGTACTCTCCCATGCTCATCTGGGCTGACTGTTTCTTCCGAATAAATGTCTAGTGCTGAGGCGATCTCAGGTGTAGCCTCCATCTCACTAAAATCTGAATAACGTGACATACGGTCAAATGATCCGTACGCGCTTAACGTTGTGTTGTATACGTCGTTATGGGCACGCTTAAAAAGCTGTGCTGCCGATGAAGACATACCGGGTGCGTTTGATCTTACTCTTCTTTTTACTACGGGCCCAGACCTGAAGAGTTGCGTTAAACGCTGAAATATATTTCCTTTATCTGCCATTGAATAACCTCAACCATATAATAAACGCTATAGTAACCACTTAAAATCTGCAGACCCAGATAAAGCAGGATGATCTGGATCCATCAACATGGGCCATCCTCTGGATGTAAATAGGCTGGCTTTACGGTTGAATTCGCTCATATCTTTAGAATCTCGATCGTCTGTGCTATTCAAAGCAAACCCTGCAAGCATTGCTGCGTTAATATCAACTGTTGTTTGAGACACTGTCTTGTCTGCATCGTAAAGCCAAACACCTATTGCCAATGCCATCACGAGATCATCGTTGGTACCGCGTTGTGCTTGTGCTTTCCCCCTGTTCCAGACGAAGGTTTTCATTTCGCTAACAAGACGTGATGAATACAACTTTATCTTGTCATTCCTAATCACTTCTTCTAACTTTGTAAGGATTTGAGCGCGGGAACCGCCCTGAGTAGAAAACCCTGCCTTCCCAATAGAGCCATTCCCGAAAAGTGCGTCGAACTTTTCTTTCTCTTTCCGAAAGTAAATGTTCCTGTAACCAGACTCTCGCAGCTTCATTAAAACAGCGTATCCATAGGTGTTACTCTCTGGACATAGCGTAGCCTCGCCGTAACGTCGTCCGGCCTCTATTAGAAGCTCAGATAATTGGTCGGGTGGAATTTTTCCCTTAAATTCACAAACAACTTCTGACTCAATCGTGTCTATAACACAAAAAGTAGAATAATCAGCACCGTCACCCCTTGCCACATCTGCTGAAATTATATACGAGTGATCGGGATTCGCGTACTTCCAGACCCATACCCCGTTTTCTGGGCCCCACTTCTCAAGTGGCGCCCTGACCCTCATATATAGCTTCTCAATATCTTCTTGAGTTAAGAAAGTGTCTCCAGATGCTTGGAAATCGCAAAGCAACTCTTGAGCGATCTGCTGTTTGTTCAAGTTCTTTGCTTCGTTATCAAACCACCTATCATCTCTCTCTGGGTGCACGTCCCATGGCAGCTTAATATGATTGAATTCATTCTCTCCAGATACCGCTCGATGATAAAGTTCATAGTACTGTCCACCTGTACCATTCGGGGTACTTACTACAATGGCGCGCCCACCTGTGGATAGTGTGGGATAAAGACCTTTCCACAACTCATCAAAATTCCTAATAAATGCGGCTTCGTCTACGATCAATAGGCTCAACGCTTCTGATCGACCTGCATCGTCAGAAGTGGGAACAGCTTTTATCATCGACCCATTAGAAAACTCAATCGCCTGTGTATTTTTTGCAGTTATTTCAGTAATCCACATCCACTTTGGAATAGCAGATAGGGCAATTTTTACTTTCTTGATAAAGTTTTGAGCGACAGCAAGCTTGGTCGCAATGACCAAAACAGTCTTATCTTTTCGAAAAAGAGCCAACCAAACAGCATAGGCTGCGGTCAGCGTTGACAATCCAAGTTGTCTTGACTTTACAACAATATTAAAACGATGGTCGTTAAAATGCTTTAAGCAATCGTCTTGAAAAGAATAGGTGTGAAAAGGTATACGGCCACGGATCGGGTGCTGGATCTGTACGTAGCGATTAATAAAGTATGCAGGGTCTTTTCCACACTTTACAATTTCATTTACTTGTTTTTGCTTATTCGTTGGCGGCATAAGAGCACTAGCTTACACGAAGCCTTATCAGCGCTCTATAGTATGCAATCTTTCGGGGAGAATTCGAAGTAGCTTGAATCAACTCCACATCATCATCCCTGTTCAGCTCTTCAACCTTTAGTGCTCTGCCGACTACTTCCTTGAAATGGCTTTTAATTTCCTTAAGCGCGCTGGTAAAAATCTCATTAGAAATCTCTCTTTGACGAACAGCTTGCAAGCCCAGAGCTGTCTCAGCAGCAAAATGCACAACAGTCTGGTACTGCAAATCTAATACGTCACCAGCGAAATTATGCGTGACTTTTAAGCCGTTCTTTAGATACTTGTCGGTGGACTTACCCCACGAGACATTTAAGACCTCGCCGAGCGCTCTAACTTCTTCTAAATTCAACATTGGTGGTTCTCCTCAAACTAATTATGGCCCTTAAGCTTTTTCTTCCATTGGTTTATTTCTTGGCGAGTGGGAAAATATTCCTCATCTTTATTAATTTTTTTTAAGGGTTCGACAAATCCTAACCAACAATCTGTACAACACCCACTCTCTAAATATTGTAGCGAATCCTGAAGATCCCGAAACATCTTTCGACATAGCGGGCAATCAAGAGGAACCGGTTTCTTCCTATGAAAATTTAACACAGGCGTCCTTCCCATTTTTCTGGATGTCTAAAACATTGTCAACGATATCTTTTACTGCATCAACATGTGATATCACAAGAATATTCGAAAAGTATTTTTTAAGACTTATCAATAAGCGGCTACACGCTTCTATGTTTTTATCGTCTAAAGCCCCAAACCCTTCATCAATTATGAGAATATCGCTTCTGGGAGCATTACAAATATTTATTAGCGCAACCCTCAGGGCTAATGACGAAATCATTTTCTCCATGCCTGAACCGCATTCTATAATTCTCCTTGAATCACCATAGTCGATAAAAATCTCCATCTGATTCGAGTCTATTTCTGGCTCTAAAATAATATCAAAATTTACGACGCCCTGTAAGATTTTTCGAAGCTCAGCGTTTATCTGCGGTAACTGTAATGATAAAATGGTAAGCGGTATCCCTTTTTTATCGACTGCTTGAATAAACAAACTGTAAGTTTCCCACCTCTGCTTTATTGCTCCAAATCTTTTATTTTCAGAAGTAAGATCTTCTACCTTCTGACGCGACACGCTTATCTGTTCTGCATGATAAAGGCGCCCAGCATCGAGTTCTGCAATCCGCTTATCAATGTTCGAAAGATCTAATTGCATTTTTGCAACCTCAGAATCTTTCTCTTCATCGATAGAGCGTAAGCGCATCTCTCTCAATAATTCTTTCCCCGAATTAAGCGACGTCTTTACTTCCTGATGCTGCGCTTCAAGCTCTCGCATACCAAGCTTCATATCAGAATAGCCAAGCTTAAGCTCTTGATCCTGCTGGAGTATGTCTTCATACTTCTTCATCTTTTCATTTAGACCCTCAGATACCAAAGAGTCTAAATTAGACTTAATTGCGCGCAATTCCCTGCGCGTTGTCGACACTATTTCTTTTTGACCCCCGAGCTCTTTGGCGCTTTTGTGTGCTGCACGAATGTAGGGACATTTGGGAAATTCATCACCACACGGGACAGCATCCAGCTTCTTTGCTGATTTCTTTTTCGAATCCAAGCGTTGCAGCTCTAATTGAAGTCGTGAGTCCAATAGCTCATATTGGTTCTTGAGGTCTTTTTGTAGATCAACTTGATTACGTAAATCGTCAATAGGGAATTGGTTCCGAATAATCTCGATCTTCTCTAACAACTTTGACGCAGAATCCATCTCCATTGAAAGCTTCAAAATCTGGTCCTTAAAGTCAGCTTTTCTTGCTTCAAATGAGTGCAGTTTGACGGTTTGGTCAGTGATTTGCTTCTTTGTATAAGAGCCCGCAGTGGGTAGCGCTGCAAGCTGGATTTTCAAGGTATCTCTCTTTTCTTTCTTTTCCTGAAGCTCATCTTCAATTTCTGATTTTTCAGATGAAAAGTTCTCTAAAAGACTGTTTTGTTCAGAAATTAAAACATCCCAATTTCGATCAGGAGCTGTTTTCATTTCACCTCTTAATTCAGCCATCTCATTCTTTGCGACTCGAAGCATATCATCAAAAATCTGGAGATCAAGAAATCTAGTAAGAATTGACTTTCTCTTTGTTGATCCTTCTCTAATGAATGCATTCATATCGCCCTGAGATGCAAAGGACGTCATTAAGAAATCTTCCACCGTGCCCACTAAATCACGAAGTGACTTCTCTGTTTCTCTTCTTTGCTCCCCTGTGTCATCTTTTAGAATCTGACCATCACCATCTATCTTGAAAAGGTTCAGATTTGTCGGCGCGGAGACGCTTCCCTTCCGGGTTACCTTTTTGACTGTCTGTCTATCAGCCCTATACATCTCCCCACCCACAGAAAAGTCTGTAGAAGCCTGGCAATACGTTTTTCGGCTATTCATAACGTGAATATTCTTAATCGTGCCCCGATCAGTGGCGTTGAACAAGGAGTATACCAACGTTCCGGGGATAGATGACTTTCCACAGCGATTTTTTCCAAAAATTCCGGTTATCCCATGCAATAAATCAAAATCTATTGAATTATTCTCTCCATAGCCGAAAGTATTATTGAAATTTAGCTTTCTTAGACGCCATTGGTGCGATTTGTTAGAAACTTGCTGCACGCAACGTTTGAAAACGTCTTTGTGGAGCAATCTTAGAGATTCTCGCGCGGAATCCTCTATTTTTAGCCCAGAAACGAAATCTGACATTAATTTGTCTTGTTGACTGAAGACTCGAAGGTCATTTCGGCTAATTTTCCCAATAGAAGTGCTAATTTCAGTATCTGCACCAGAAAAATTCGACGCTTCATTCTTAGAGACGACTTCGTAAGCGTTAAATTGCTCTTTTAGCGCATTTTGAAGCTGATTAAAGTCTAATTGTGACAATCCAGTGTGGGCTACACGAAATCTTGAAGATGACCACTCTGGTGGCAGCGGCTGTAACGTACTTGTAACGTCTCCAAGCCACTTAATCGTCCTAAAAGAACGTTTATTCTTTAGCGGAATAAAATCTACGCTGAAAGTTTCCTTGTCTTTGATATCCCAAAGCAGAAACCCCTTTTCTTCGTCTTCTCCGTAGTTCTGCTGAATCGTCGATCCTGGATACGCCACCCGTTCTGTTAAAAATTGCCTTTTATGAATGTCTCCGAGCATTGTATAGTCAAAATCAGCGAAAAAATCTACCTTCACGCTATCACCGTTGATTTCCCACTCTTGATCTGTTAACGAACCGTTCACCGCGCCGTGAAAAGCAGCAATACTCACACCCTCCGCTGGTGGAGAGAGCTTCTCCCACCCAGCTTGATCGAAACAACAAAATACACACCAGTTAAAGCCCGGAATTCCGGTTGGGTATACACCCGTACCCTTCATTAATTGAATTCGTGGGTTGTTTAACGTGTTAATAATGGGTGTGATAGCATCTAGCCGGTCTTCATTAGTCATCAATCCATCATGATTTCCTAAAATTACATGGACTGGAGCAATTTCTGCAAGGGACGTAAACCACCATCGAAGAATCTCAATAAGCTCAGGGCTTATTCCTTGTGTTTTTGAATGGACAATGTCTCCACCCAGGAAAATGGCATCTGGAGAGAGCTCTTGAAGCTTCTTAAATGCCCTTGAAAAAACGTCTCGATATTCTTCGTGCCTCGTAAGCCCTCGAAAATGAATATCTGCAAAGTGGGCGCACCTAAAACTCATATAAGCGATCCCGACTTGATGCCGCTTATTAAAGAGCGCAGTCGATGCATTTCATTCCACTGTACCGCTGTATTAAGCAACGTTTCGAAGTGGCCCGGAGGCATTTCTCCAACATCGTCAAACCCATCTATTTCTATCATCTTTACATTCACCCCAAACTTAGAAAGATTAGCAGCAATTTTGTGTAATTTCACATTTGCGTCAGGATCCAGACATAAAATAACATCTGTTTTGTTTTTTACAATCTGCTGGAAAAGAGCGTGGCGGTCAGCTAAACTACTCCCTAACAAGCAAGTGCAATTTTGGTTTGCTTTTATCAAGTCGAAGGGTCCTTCTACAATCGTAAGTGGTTCAGACCAATCAATGTTAATTTCATTAAAAATAATTTCAGTCCTCTTTACTCTTGCATTTACATATTTGCGCGTTGTATCACCATCAATCGTTCTGGCAGTGAAATAATTCAGTTTACCATCAGCATCAAAAGAAGGAATTATCACCCTCCGTCGGTATTTGCCCTTGGTGACGCTACCTACCTTAAAGTACCACAAATCACGAAGGGTGAGGCCTCTATCCAGGAGATATTTTCTACATGCCTTTAAGTCAGGATCGGCGCGCTTTGGAAGCGCAGCAAGTAGTGTAAATCCCTCAGGCAGATAGACTGGTGGGACTACTTCTTCCTCGGCCTCCTGGATGTGGTGCTTAAACAGCTCTTTTGCCGCGGCACCAAACCGCGGTTTATATCTAGCAAAAAAACGAGAAAGGCCTTTGCCCTTAAGCCCGCAAACCCAACAGTGGTAAAATTCATTGTCAACACGTATTACCAATTTCTTCTTTGCCGGCTTTCCAAAAGTACTACACTTTTCATTCACACAACTGACAGAAATATTGATCCCATCTCTATCTACTAGAGAGGTACCAAATGATTGTTGAATTAGCTTAATTCTTTTTTTTACTATGAATTCATCGTCCATCTAACACACAGGATTTTGCAATAACAAATGCATCTGCTATATCATAACAGCGCTCATGAGAGATTACAAGACCTTTTCTTGGACCTGACTTCATCGTACGCATGGGCCATGAAAATTTCTCCATTCCATGGTTTTTCACCCATACCAAAATTTGATCTTTTGTGGAAGTATCACTTTTCCGGTCTATTTTTAGTCCCACAGACTTCCTTGCATGATTAACATTCACAAATTCCGGAATTATCCCTGTCGCTTGATTCGCCAGCAAACTTACCATCCCATTGAATCTAGCAAGTGTGCATATTGTCTTCGCAGAAGAGAATCCTGGACGAAAAGCTTGCAGATTTTCTTCTACTACAATTCGCTTAATTGAGTTCTCACTATTGAGCTTGGCGAAGGCTTGGTGGACTGCTTCGGCTTTAGAAAACATATCCATCATCTTCTTTAGATCAATGGCATCAGCGGCTACCAGCGTACCCTGATTATCCACTAAACACCAACCAACGTAAGACGTCGATATGTCTAACGCTAAAATAACTTCTTTCTGCACTAAAAATCCAGTCTGATTCTCACAATAAAGCGATCATTAACTCGCTTAATCATCGCTTGTGAAAAATTATTCTTACAGATAACATTAAGATTTTCATCTAAAAAGTTAAGCGTTGTAAGATAGACAAAATCCTCATTCACGTCGGCAGACAGGGCAGAGGGTCGTAAAAATTCAAAATCTGGGTTTGATGAGAAATCAAGCTCACCAGCTTCTGCTGGAACGCTTATCTGTAATACGTAGACTTTTCGTTCTCCCACCATGCTGACCTTAAACTGATCAATTCCAAATCTTGGCAATACCGGTGTTTTGATTACAGCCAGACCCTCATCGTATAAAAGCGTTCCCGCTGAAGCCCATGTCGGATGACTCCCAGAGGCATCACACCGGTATAGATTACCTCGACCGTCATCCTTGAACGTAATTCCTACCTGTCCATTGGAGCCTGTGAGGTTATCATCATTCAGAATGTAAGAACCAGACTTAATACGATCACCATAGAAAAGATTGCTGGCGTCAAAGAAAACAACCTCATCAGACGTAGCATCTCGAGTACGATTAAAAATCGTCAAAATAGAGCCTGTCGGGATGGAAGGATCATCTGGAGTTGGTCCTGCCAAATCAGCCGAAATTGATCCCGTTTTTTCTTCCTGACCCTGACCAACGCCACCGCCGACTACAGATGATCCTGTAGCTAAAAGATTATTAAGAGAAATCATAGACAGATTTTGGCGACCGGAGTCATTTACAAAGAGAGAAAGTGCAAGCTCAGCATTTGCAGATGCCTTCTTTAAGCTTTCCCCAGTAAGATTCGGCCCAACGTTTTGATATGCGTCTTGTCTTAACAAATCAAAATTTGGCTTAAAACCCCCATTGTCACATGGAAGAATTGTCAAATTCCTTTTTGCAACGCTACCCGTCGCGTATAAGAAGTCATTCGCGCTCAGCCAGCCAGTGCTTGTATCGAGCGTCGACGCAGAAAGATTAAGAAGCCGTGGAAATTGACCACTTGCAAAATCTTTTACAAAATTCTCCAAATTCAAGTAATGTCCTCCAACCCCAAAAGCTAGCGGAACGTTATACGGATCATCAGTTGATCCCATCACAGACTGAAATGGAGTTTGTAGTATTTCTCTTACCTTTGTATTCTTAACAAAGAATGGTGGGACGTAGAACATAAGACCTTCATCACGCTCAATATCAAGATATTGCACGCCATCGGTTCGTGATATGTCTATCTGAGCAAGGTTCCTATATTTGTTGTAGATCTTTAACTCATGTACCTCGGCACGAAGTGGGTGATCTAAAGCGTACCCAGGAACATACGTCATTAGGCCGCCCTTCGGCCCACCAGCACGTTGAGGATCCTTGTTAAGATCAGAATCAGAATCATAAGAAACGCTAGGATAATAATTGGGCAATCCATCATTTCGAGCTACAGCTGGATGGAAGAATTGCGCAATATAGCTATCATCAGGAGAGGTCTTACCATTCGGCCCCTCATAAAAATTCCCGACGAATAGAGCGTCAGGACCTGCACCTGGAAAATCTTCTTGCCTGATTGAGGCAGAGGGTATAATGAATGTTCCTCTCTCTATACCATCAATTACAAATGATCCCGTACCTTGTTGCGAAATCTTTCCACCCCAACGAACGCAACAATGGTGCCATTTATTCTTTGTTAAAGAATTGTCTGATGAAGAAAAAATAAGATCTCGTGGATATTGCCCTATCACTCCAGTATCTAAACTACATGAAGATGGAGGTATTTCGGCCGAGTGGCTAAGCTGTAATAATAGACGAAAGCCATCCACAAACCCGTTCGGGTCTTTTCTACTTCCGGAAACTAATGATACCGCATAACTACTAGAGCAATGAAACAAAGTACCTGCATGATATACATCTGCCCTAGTATCCTGTCCGTAGCGTGGATTAATCCAGAAATCAAACGCAAATGCTGTGCTTGGACGATAACAACTAGATGAAATAGAATAGCGAGATGCAGTCATAAACGGATATATCAGAGCAGACTGCTTTGGGATAGAACCAAAGACTTTCGCGCCAGAACCTCTTAGTCCCGCCTTGTTTGGGAGTGGGGCAGCGGTGAAGAAATTTACAGTGTGATAGTTTGTAAACGACCAATTACAAGGTGTCGGATACCGAGGGCGGTAAAAAGGAAATAAGACATTTTGTACAACACCCTTTCGTAGAGTGTCTGAAGTAAACTTATACGAAGGCTCAAACCGTAATACTTCTACCTGCTTCTGGTTCATTAGTGTTATAGACGATGACGTAACAGAATCTAGATACCCTTGCATTGCAGCTTCTGCAGCTGAGCCAGTTAAAGAACCAGATGTTTGAAAAGCCGCCAGAATATCACCACGGAGTATATCTGGGCTGCTGTCTATCGGTGGCTCCCCCTCAGCAGATACATTAAGAATCTCCTTCAAACCAATTGACGCCAAGGGAAATACACGAATTGCGCCCGTGATTCCCCCCACCGAAGAAGAGGAAAAAGTTCTTGTTGGTTCTGTTAAGACCTCGAAGGTATCAAAATACGTTTTGTCTATTTTGAAGAGGGCCATCTCACCCCCGCTAGAAGTCCAACCGCACCCTCACGGTTAGGTCTTTCTCATCATTTTTTTCAATGGGTCTAGAAAGCTTTGCGACCGCGAGCAGATTATCATTAACGTCATACAACCCGACTGTTGTAATAAAGCTGAATGTGCGTTGAGTATCTTCTTGTCCTTCGTCAACAACAACAATTCTATTTGAACTGTCTGTAAACGTTGGGTTTGATGAGTAATTAAACTCGTCAGCAGTGGCCCGACAGAAGATCAATGTAGAATTAATGTTCGTATTGTTCTGGAAGGTCGCAGCTGTCAGTGATCCCGAGCTGAAACGTGTGGTGCACACATGCCGTACAATGTCGTCAATGCTTGCAGAAGTTAGAAGATCGGGAATAAATGACGCTAATGGATTTTGTGAAAACTGGTAATTACCCAGGTCATTATTGGCACAGCCCCCCAAGACTGTTTTTCCAGTCGCAACATCGTTAAGGGTCCCTGCTCGCATGGCATCAATGACACCGCTCACTGGCTGAGTTCCATTAATCACTCGATCTAAATTAAGCATGACCGTTCCAGCATCATAAAAGATAAGGCCAGCTTTCACGCCGGTATTGCTGGAATAAACTAAATCTCCAACTTCACCACCGAAGGTTCTTCTCCTGTTTTGAGAAGCCCCAAAATCAGTATAAATTCTAGAGTCTAAGATTGAAGTGGCGTTTAAATTGGTTCCGGCGCCGATAGGCATTTGTCGAGTTCTAATCGTGCCGTTACCGTCTGCTTGTGTGTTAAAACCACCATCTCCAGGATATGATCCAGATCCTCGCCATTGTGAGCCCTGCCATGACGCTGAATAATACATCTTTACAGCGAACGTCTCTCTCTTCATTTTGTCTCTTGTGAACAATCTCTTGAAAGACAAGAAAAGAGCATTATCAACCCTATCTGTTATAGTGCTGGATCCGAACGGAGTATAAAAGGCTGAATTTGCGTTTCCAAGTAGGTTGGCAGCATACTGCTTATAGATGTCAGCTTTTTCCCTCATCATTATTGATTGTGAAGGGAACAAAAGTTTTCCATTCGAGTCTTGTCCAGTAGAAGAGCTATAAACCAAAGAACCAGAATAATAAGTGCCGAATGTAACATCGAAAAGCTGATTAGCTGTTTGCAAAGAGAAGTCTTGATCGTAGACTGTCTGATATAGCGATGATGTAACACCGGGCCCGATTCCACCAGTTACAAAAATCTGATAAGATCTACGTGTTGCTGACCCAGAAATATCTTCCTGAATCACGTCTACAAGCTGATTTAAGACAGACCTGCTTGTCTTAATATCTGTTGCTCCAATTTCCTTAAATGTAGCCACTTTTTCCTCACTTACCTATTGTTATTGTCAATTCTGTCGTGACACCAGACTGTACGCCTGTAACTGTCATTGTAGAAGAGATCTGCGACTTATTATCTGAATCACCGTAAAACTCGAATACGCTGTCAGATATAGATCTAACTGCGATCGTTAAAGTCAGCTTCGAACCGCCAATAGAGGTTGTCGAAGAATCTCTAGTTACGATATACGTCGCGACGTCATCAGCATCTATAGAGTCGGGGGTAAGACTATTTCCGCTTAGCTGAAGGAACTTGTACGGAAGCTTCACAATGAATGATTGATCTCGTAATTCAGGGTCTAGGGTATTTTCATCACTGACTGTTTGGGTGAGTGTCACAGATAACTGCGACGATGACCCAGTCCGCTTGAAAGCTAGCACTGCATCAGTTGTATCACCACTTAATGTAATACCAGGCATCTTGACAAGGACCGGATTAGATAAACTCACAAGCTTATTCTTCAAAGCCAAATTTTGATTTGTTTGAGCTTCAAAAACAGGCGTGTTCTTTTCTATCTTCTCTTTCCCTACCGTTCTACCAAATTTCTTTATCGTGCTATAGTCTACTTCATCATCGCCAAATGCAAATTTCACGATTGAAAAGCTGCCATCATTTTGCGCAAGCAATTCTCTACCGTAATCGGTTAAAACTGCATCAACAATGACGTTGTTTGTACTGTTGTCTAAGAATCCCACTTTATATTCCTCCTGCCAACCTGCGTTTAATTATATCCCCAGACCGTTGGCGTAAATTATTCTTTTATGGTCTGTCACTTTCAGTCCCTTCTGGGTCCCTAAGATCACCCTCTCCAGTTAGTCTCGAATCGTCAAATCCGCCTCTTGCAGATAAACGAGCCCTTGTCAGCATGGGGGTATCGGTGGACTCCGTCTCTGCGACAGGAACCTCTCTGGTTACCTGGACAGAGATTTGATGTTCAGCCAATCTATCCACATTGATAAATTGAAACAGATATTTTGCTTCTGGATCAATATCAGTGCTATAGAACACTGGCACTTCCTCCCCGCCTGCTTTTACAACTGTGTATGTTTCTGGATTAAAATATATTTTTACTTCCTTATGTGAACTGTCCTTTATGCAATCTGAGAAAAAGTTCGCTTTCAAAAACCAATTAGGGTACTGCTTTGGTGCACCCTGGTACGATATAAATTCTTTTCTTAATTTATTCGAGGTTGAGTCAAAATAAACACGTGTTTGTGATGAATAGAAAGAACTTAGCTGGCGAGCGTCAATTGTCACAATAGAATAGATATAGCTTTTTGTTTTATCCCAGTCATAATCCACGAAAGTACAGGGCATCATCAGCGTTTCTCTCACCAAGGTTAAATCTACCTCTTCAGGAGACTCTTTTACAATTATAGAGTCGTCAAAATCATAATGTGCTATAAGGGTAAAGGCCTTGTCAGTGGACAGTCGGCGGTAAATCTGGATATACTTCACATCTCGCTGTGGATTAACTGGGGGAGACCAGGTGATAATCAGATTATCTTCATCAAAATTATAGTAATAGCTTATGTCAGAAGGTGGATTAGGTCGACGGTTTTCAGCAACTGTAACTGATACTGGGGAACTCAGGCGGCTGGCCCAAAAAAACTCTCCGATAAACGTTTCACCAGATGCCCAGTCTGTGATCGGTATTCTAAATTTAACGATGGATCTGGCTGCGTACTTATACGTCTGGTCATAAGCTACCTGAGAATCGTAAGCTGTCCTCACATCACTGCCCTCAACAAATATCGGGGACATCCTATAACTCTTACCCTTTAAGATCCTCTCTTTCTCGAATAGATACCCAACAACTTCACCCTCAGAAACAAAGTCTGGAGACTTACACTCTGTAACATTTGTGAAGGGTAAATCTAACACATACTCATCGTCACTAACCCATTTTGCGCTGGTATCATCAGACGGTGTCGTTTGTGCTTCAAAAAAACGACGCATCGGGTCTGTCATGTTGGGGGCAAGACCTCTTTCTATAGTAGGCCTGAACATATACTCACTATAGGCGTTATTTATTGTCGCGTTAAAATACCGTTGACTTAACGAACTTAAAAACGATGAGTCATCGGTTGAGAGTCCAAAGTCAGCTGGCAATATCGATTCTAAAAAATCAGGATTCGGAAAATCACCTGCCTTCTCTTTTAACATGTCTAGCGCCGAACCAGACACGAACATGTCTGTTCCTGTTAGGGTAGCAAACTTTCGGGCCCAAAAATTCGTAAGATCCACCTTTAGATTTTCATTCCCAAAAAGCCACGTTGAGAATCCGGTCCCGGCCATCGACTCTTCACTATTCACTTTTCCTTCCTGAAGTGCAGCTAATACTTCTGCTTTAACGCTTTTTATAGACGTATTTTTAGTGGTCAAAATCTTCTTTGATGTGTCTCCAACATAAAAGTCCAATTTGATGTAACGGGGAAATCTAGCGTTTAAATTCCCGATGTCTGCGGTTCCTTTTTTCAATAAAGTCGAAGATAAGTTTCCGTTAACGGCTGTATCACCAGACTCATTTATCATTTCATCAACAGTGAAAAAATTATAGACGCTAGTTCCCACCATCTCTTCGATCTCAGGAGCGTCAAACCACTTCATTGGATAACTTGGGACTGATTCGATGGACATTACTCTCCTCCGCTATCTGGAAAACGAATTGTAACACGAAAACTTGCGGCATCAATTCCTTCGGAGGTTTCCAGACCAATGGAGACCTCCTTCTCTGCCGTATCCATCGCCATCGTTGTTGGAGACGTCGAAGATGCCGCTTCAGTATCCAATTCAAAAGATTTTGGGTCATAAGGAATGCACAAAATATTCTCGAATATAACACCCTGGTATAATTTTTTGGCGAAAGAAGAGCCGTCGACCGTACTTGTCAGGGTGTTTAGATAACTGTAGATAACATTTTCTTCAGACGATGATGGATACTTTGAGGAGTCTAAATAAAACGGGGTGCTATCAGTTGAAAACCACTCGAAGCCACTAGGATACTTCGCACTAGTCTCACTACTCACGAATGCTGCACATGACGCAGTCAGGAAAGTGTCATCATTAAAGCTAGTCGTAGTGTCATCGCCCCAAGCTTGCAAATAAATCTTCGAATCCTTTATTTCATTTTGTGCGGTCTCATTGACTGGAAAATCGCATATCCATGTCGACACACCGTAAATTGTATCTAAGTATAATTTAAGCACTGTATTCATTCGTAAATTATGTAACGCTTCATCAGACCAAATATCGGTGGACATTGTTCCCAAAAAACCAGTGGAAGTCAAGTTATTTCCACCCAGCGTGATCGGATCTGCGACGACCGCTGGGGCCCAAGCGAGGGAATAAGACCATGCATGCTGGTTGAAATTGACCCAGGGAAGCTGAAAATACATGTAGCGCGGGAATTCAAAAACTTGTTCTTTGTAGATAACATCGGGACGAGTAAGATCGATTTTTTCTAAAACAACCTCATAATTCCAGTGGTCAACAGACCAGCTCTGTCTAGACAGCGAATCTAAAGCAACGGGGTTCACCTCTAATTCGTCTAAAAACCCAGTTGGTAAACCCACAGCCATAATTTTTGTAGGAAGAGGATCTACGTTCTGCAATTTTTCCATTCCTACTGAAAAGAAATCGTTAAAGCCGTAGGATGGACTATACGCCTTATCAACCATCGGTTCTCTACTGTATCCACTGGGAGTGTTATTTCTCCAGCCGAATTCTGGACCCTCTACATTATCACCACCGATCGCCATCTGTAGATAAGCGAGAGAATCGGAGGAGATTTTCAGACCGTTAACAATCATTTTACCTAACTCCTCGGTCGCTTTGACACCCATTGTACTCTGGATAGCTGGCTCAACCTGCAAGCCCTCGCCAAGAAGACTGGAGAGTTCTTGGAACGCAGACGAGATCTCGTAGAAATAAGTTTTAAGCGCCGTCACAGCTTCGTAACCAGAGTCTGATTCTGCTTGAAGTGCATCAATAACCATCAATGCAGATGTGAGTTGATCTGCATCATAGCCATCGGCCGCTTTGACCTCGGCGTAGTAGGACGACCCCTCCTCCATCGCGACCTGGCTCGCGGCCGCGATCCCAGGACCCCCGCTTGGCATCCCGAAGTCCTCATAGCCCACGCCATACTGGTTCGTTAACAGACTAACAAGACTCGTATGCAACTTTGCAAAATTCTCAGCATCCCATGAAATCGAAACAGCAGTTGAGTCTACCATATCACTCATCGCAGTAAAAGTACCGCTGAAAATTGAAGAGTAAAGCTTCACTGCTCCCACTAAATACCCAACCTGCATGTGGGTACGATACGTACCAGAATAAGCCGTCTGGTCTGTTGATCTTTTATTGAACACGCCGTAACCGTTACGCTCAACCGACATCACATCTTCCCAAGTATTGAGAAATCTAGAAAACATGCCCTCTGAACTTGCCGATCTCGCGAGGATCGAAACCAGCTCATCTGTATCAAAACTCATGCCGTCATAGGTACTGGCCGGATTGGGGTTAGAGAAAAAGACGTGGTCATAACTGATAGCAGACTTTAAAATCGCTTGCTGAAGATACTCTGCATAAAACGGCGCATTCGAACTTAGCGCACCCGGGTCGCCACCGGCGTCTCCGTTGGAGCTTACATAGCTTCCCTTCCGAATGAGGGGCGAGAGCGTTTCTGATACAAATGACGTCATTTCTTTAGACGCCAGAAGTACTGCCTTCAGACATGTTCTATCGACAGAAGCAGCGGCCGACGCCTCTCTATCAGCCATCGCCGACGCCGCTGTAGCAGACCCGCTATCTCGCGTTCTCTTGCCGCGGCGCTTGGCTCTAGAACTGGAGCCATCCATGGGGGCCATCCAGGCAGCCGCAGCGCCACCGGAGCCGGGCCCATCCGCCGCCATCGGATCGTATGTAAGCGTCAGATACAAATCCGAAAGAAACAACATCAGACAGCGTAGCATATTCTCATCGGATGCTGCTTGATTTATCCACCATAACGCAACAGCTGTCTCAGCACTGCATTCATCCATGGAGGAGCCCTCATCCGTTATTATAGCCTCGACCGCACCCAGACAAGACACCACAATGAATTCTGGGAAGAACGAGGCACCAGCCATCCCGACACCGTCTGGTATCCAGCTCGTATCAAGTAAAGCAAGAACTTCCGATAGATTAGCAGACGCCTTCCTATTCATGTTCGAATAAGCTTCGGTCCAATCAACATCCCACCCGTTGGATGTAGACCTGGTCTTCTTTGTAGTGCCGCCGTCATATTCAATCCATGGCAAATCACGAAAGATATCAGGCCAACTCGCATATTTTGTCTCATCATCAGGTGCTATATCACATGGCTCTAGCGGGAATAACATTTCTGAATCGTCTTCGCCTCCGTACTGTACCATATTGTAACAATTAAGACTCGAGTCTGTGCTGGGCATAAATGTTTCTCTAGCAACACTCACCTCGAACAATGAATCAATCGCAGCGCTTTGTCCGTTTAAATTCTTATTGATGGATAATAAGCATTCATGACCAAGAGTGTGGAATATACTTTTCATTAATTGGTCATCATCAAATTGGCCTAACGACACAAGAATTGCTTCAAAAACATCAGACCGATGAAGAACCCCTTGCACAGAAAAACTTTGTGAGTAAATGTTGGACGGCATATCGGTCCCGGCTTCAAAGGACCTTTCATCCGATTCTAGTAACCGAGGAGAACAGCCCTGTAGCGCTACTGCAAGGTCTCTCATAATTGTCATTAAGACTTCTGTGTTTGACGCTTCAATAGCAGATTCTGCATTTAGCATCAGGTAATCAAAAATGGCAGTAAGATCATTTCCCATCGATGAAGCACAATCCAGCCTGAGTTGGAAGCTTTTACCAGCAAAGTTCCAGTCCATCAGAGGCTGCATGGGATACGTCTCGCATGCCGATGCAGGACGTGATGGGGTTCCGACGATCGACGACATGTTAAGGTACTTAACTGCGTTAGTTAAAGCTATTAGCTTCCCTGTGGTTGTGAGCTCTCCGCCCGAATAACCTGTATCACCGTATACGGGTTGGAAATCAAAGATACCAAGGACAGCTGGTCTAGTACCCTCTGTAATCTCCACCGCCGAAGATGTGTCTATTGATTTCCCGGTTGTCTCTACGCTATATTTTGACTCTCTTTGTTGCGTCTGTTTCCCAGACGTTTGACCTCGTTGAAGCTGCCAGCTCTCTACCCTTCGACTATTTCTTTCACGGGACTTTTTTCTTCTATTAAACCTTATTAGATCCCTTTGTGTT